CTGCACACAGGCAAAGCAGTTGATGGAGCTGAAGACTTCAGCCGCATGAGCTTGCTTCGCATGGCAGAAAACTTGATGCGTCGCGCTGGTGTCAGTACCGATCGAGTTAGCTCACCGGAAATTGCACGGGCAGCTATTGGTGATCCGAAGGCACTTGCTCGAATGAACATCCAGCGAAGCGATCCAGCGTACCACACGACTGGGACGTTTGCGAACCTGATGCTGGACGCAGCGAACAAGACGCTACTGGCAGGCTACGAAGAGGCTCCATACACTTGGAATCTCTGGGCGCGACAAGCTGGTTCAGTTGACGACTTCAAAGCTATCAACCGTATTCGGTTCAGCGAGTCCCCAGACTTAGAGCACGTTCCAGAAAACAGTGCATACCCTGAAGGTGTGATGACTGATTCTCGCGAATCGTACAAGGTTGAAAAGTTTGGAAAGACTTTCTCCGTGACATGGGAAACGGTTGTCAACGATGACCTGGACGCAATCAGCCGCATTCCTGCAATGCACGGAAACGCAGCTCGGCGCATCCAAAACAAAAAGGTGTACGAAGTCCTAACCAGTAACCCAACGATGGGCGACGGGTTCAGCTTGTTTTCGTCTTCTCACGTTTCTGGTGACAACACGCAGGGTGCAGGTGCTCCAGCGGTTGGAACTCTCAACACGGCTTTCGTGAAGATGATGTTGCAAAAAGGACTCAACAGCCAAACGGTTCTGAGTGTCGTTCCACGATACCTAATCGTCCCTGTTGCGTTGTCAGCAACTGCTTTGGAACTGTTTAGCTCGTTGAGCTATAACGCAGCCAACAACAACGAAGGTGTCAGAAACATCTACGGTCCTGGTGGCGAACGTTCCTTGACTCCAATTATCGAACCAGTTCTTGACGGTTCGAGTTCTGCCGCATGGTACTTGGCCGCAGATCCTGGTCAGATCGATACGGTCGAATTGTCCTTCCTGTCCGGTGAAGAGTCTCCAGTTTTGGAGAACGAATGGGACTTCGACAAAGACTGCTACAAGTACAAGATTCGTCAAACGTTCGGCGTTAAAGCGATCGATTGGCGTGGTTTATTGCGAGCGGGCGTCTAGTCGCTGGCTTGATCTAAAACAGTTTGCCGGTTCTGTCAAAACCGGCTTTTTTGCAGTACGCAACGTAGCGGAATGCGATGACCGTTGTTTCAAAATGAAAGACCTATCAAATGGCTGGTATTCAAGATTTTCAGTCTTACGAAGACGACTTCCACGGCACATCCGCGACGTTTCCAACGTCGGCAGATCCCGCGACTCCATGGCTCGTAGTTGACGCATCAGCGGCTGGTACTCCGACGTACACTCGCGGCACTAACGTTGCCACGCTAACGCTTGCGGCAACGAGCGAAGTTGAAAACATTTGCTTGGCTCACGGTGACGCTTTGGCATTCGATATCGACGACTTGCTAAACATCGAAATGCGAGTTCGGCTAGGTGTCACGATGACCACTGGTACTGAACTCGTTTTTGGTGTTGGTTCAGCACGAGCCGATACGACCGATAGCGTTGCAGCCAATGCATGGTTCAAGATGGTTGGTGCAAACTCGACGACTCTTGTTTATGTCGAATCCGACGACGGAGTTCGTGACAATGACGACATCTCCACAGGTGCAACACTTGGAACAACGTTCAAGAAGTTCTTCATCGACTTCAGCAACAAGCGAGATGTAAAGTTTTACATTGATGGCGTCCGTGTTGCAGCGGCAACAACGTTTGACATGAGCGGTTATAGCTCAGGCTTGCAACCGATCGTTCAGATCCAAAAAGCTGCAAACACTAACGTTAATTCAGTAATTCTTGATTACGTGAAAATCAACGGGCGAAGAAGCTAACCCGATGACTTTACACGACGTTATTCAATCCGATGCGAGCCTGGTGTTTTGCAACGTCTCTGATTTCGCGGAGACTGCAACCTACATCACTCGCGACGGCTTGCGTCGTTGTGTGGATGTTGTCGTCGAGAGGCAAAATTTACAACTGCCAGGCGAATACGGTGGCAGTGTAACACCTGTTTTTATTGTGCATGTAGCCAATACGTGCACGCGAGGAATCAGTTCTGAAGAGCTGAATCTAGGTGGAGACTCCATCGAGTTAGCTATACGAGTCGGTGAGGAAGTTAGCGAGCGATCCATCGTTCAGCTAATGGATCACGACGAAGGAATGTTGGTGTTAGAGTGCCGCTAGGTCAATTGCCAATCGTCGAGAAGATCGCAGTTGAACTAAAGCGACGGCTTGACTTATTGGCTGATGCATCGAACACGACCTACAACACCAAAGTAAACGAAGTCATCCGGCCTAGTCGGTTGGAGAGCTATACACCAAAGGATATGCAGATCGTCTTGACGACTGCGGCAATTGCACCAGTACCAGAGTTGATGTGCCCAGGAAATCCACCAGCCGTGGCAAAACGAATCACTTTCAACATCCATTGCAACGTCATGAACGATGAGAAGGTTATCGAGCCAATCGATTCCATCGTTCACATGTTCGCTGCTGACGTTGAACAAGTAGTTGCGTCTGAACCGCTTTGGCATAACTTTGATGAAAATGCCATCAACGCTTATTTTCTTCCGCACGTTAGGCATAGCACATCTGGCGGTATTGATGGAGTTAACGTCCCTATAGAAATAGTTTATCGCACTGCCGAAAACGATCCTTATGAGGTGCGGTAATGATCGGTCTGACATTTACAGATAACGTTACCAAAAAACTTTCCAACATAGCTGAAAAGTTAGGAACTGTTATCTCTGGTGGAGTCAACGAAGCAGGAAGTCAAGCTATTGATCTCACCGAACAAAACGTTCGCGACATGATCGCAATCGATCAAATGGAAATACGGTCAGCGTTCTCACGACGTGATTCGTCCGTTGCAAACATGGAATGCCAAGTTCAAATCGACGCAAGGCACACGACTGACTTAAACGCTTTCGCAATTCGACAAACAAATCAAGGCGTTGAGGTAAAGGTATATCGATTCCAACCTCCTGTTCTTTACCTAGACACATTTGGTCCAAATCAAAAACGTCTACCAAAAGGTATCTATCGCAGGATTTCAAGAAGTCGATTTCCTATAGAGCGAATTAAGAGCATACAGATTTTCGGGGAAGAGCCGGTAAAAAAGAAGATCAAAGAACAACAACCAAAAATACGCGAATTGGCCATGACATCCTTGGACAAGAACGTAAGCAACCTAATTAAATCCAGTTAGTAATAAGGACAAGCAACAATGCCATTTCTCCGAAAAAACGTAGTGTTCGCAGCGTCAATTGAAGCGACAATCGGAACAGCCGAAACTATTGACGCTACCGATGCCGTTTTCAACGTTCGAAACTTCGAGCTACAAAATGAAACAGAAATGGAAGAGGTGCAAGGCCAAGGTGGGTTTGGGCGCTTGCCTTCCGTCCCTGGTCCGTACAGAGCAACCGCTACGTTTCGCACTGACTGCGGATACGATGGAACCAACATCGGAAACTGGGCTACTGTTTTGTTCCCAGCTTGCGGGGTTGTAAACGCTGCTGGAGTTTTCACACCTAGAGGCGAGTCACCAGGTACAAATGTCAAGACGTTAACGATTGCGAGATATTGCGACGGCAAGCGACGTTTGATGTACGGGGCAATGGGTACATTCCAATGGTACTTTCCGACCGGAGAACAGTCCTACATCGATTGGACGTTTACGGGAGTATGGGGAGGTGAAACAACCACAGCCATGATTGCACCGAACTATCCAAACTCAGAAACTCCACTTCGTGCATCTGGTGGAGCGACTACCTACGGAGGAGTGAACTTCTGCTCTGCCGCTTGCACGTTTGATTTAGGAAACGTAATCGAGCCAATCCACTGCAACAACGGCAACAAGGTACAGGGCTTTGATTACTTCATGGCAGTGGACCGCAACCCAAAAATCACAACTGATCCTCTGTCTGTATTCGTCGCAACTCAGGATCGTTACGGAAACTTTTTCGCTGGCACGGAAGCCGCTTTTTCTCTTTCGATTGCCGCACCTTCATCCTCGGCTATTACTTTAGCAGCACCGAAGGCACAAATTATTAGGATTGCAGAAGGTGATCGAGGAATGATGGCAATGGACGACATGGAATTGCAGTGCAACAAAAACGTTGACGCAATCGATCAAGAATTTTCAATCACGTTCTCATAACTCAACTTGCAATAATGATTATCAAAAACATCGACGGGACAGATTTTAACTTTGAACCGAAGCGGCTTCGGCTTGGTCCGTTCGAAAGCCTTATGGTTTGCGTTGAAGCAATCCAGGAATCAACCAAGAAGTCGGAAACAATTCGACACGTTTCGGAAGCGATGAAGCTTTGCGTAGACAACTACGATCCAGAAACCACTGACTTGGATCTAGGTGCTTGCATGGAAATAATCGCAGCCACAGCGAATATCAATAGGGTAAGCGTAGACGAAAGAAAAAAATCCGAATAGCGGTGCTGAAACACTGTGGAGAGTTGTGTCGAGGCTGCAAAAACAAATGCTTTGACCCTCCCACAGAATCGACACCGCTTGAACTCCAGTGCTGGAATTGCGAAGGCGAAGGATGCGAGCATTGCGAAAACGGATACCACCGAATAACGCAATGCCCGATGCAGTACATAGGAACAAAGACGATACGGCAAATAAATCTGATTGTGCACGCAATCAAAAACACGCTACCCAGTGAAGGTGGCTTGCTAGATCAGGATGCTAAATTCGTCCACGCATGGCAAGCGTTCGAATCAGACAAGCAAATTATAGACGCAGAAAGGATGTCTAAAAAGAATGGCAGATAGAATAGACATCGTTATTGCAGCTCAGGATAAAGCCACTGAGATCATCAATTCCGTAAATCAGCAGACTTCTATCCTCGCTGGAACTCTTGGGCTCGTAGCTGCCGCGTCTGGTGCGTTAGCCGGGTTTGCAGCCACAAAAGAGTTTGTCGAGCTAGAGAAGGCATCTAGAAGGCTAGATCCTGCACTAAGAGACCTTGCGCGAGCAATGGAGATCGGAACGAACACCGACGAGAAAACCATTCTCGGATTGATGAAGGACGTACAAAGGCAGGGTTTTGCGACGGAGCAAATAGACGACGCAGCAAAGGCCGCACTTGGTTTGTCGGAAGTGATGGGAGTTTCGCTTTCCGAAGGATTGTCAAAAGTTAAGCAAGCCGCAGAGGGTAACTTTGCAGCTTTCGAATATCTAATACCGAATATCAATCAGCTTGTTTCTTCAGAGGAAAAACTTGCGGCAGTGTCCAAGTTAGCTTCGCAGGGATTGCAAGAAAAATCGGATACGGCCAACAGTGCAACCTCTGTTTTTGATCGCATGAATATTCAGATGGGTAATCTCGCTGCAACCGTTGGAGAGATTATTGAACCGTTTCGGCAGTTTGCTTACGAAGGCATTGCGACTGTTGCGGAGCTACTTAACCAAGCACTCACTCCAGCAATAGACGACTTTGAAAAGAACTTTTCTGGCATGGGTGATTCGGTTGCGTCATGGTCTACATGGATGACCGAAACGCTAGTCGCTGGTTTTACTTTGGTGGAAGTTACACTTCTGAATATCAGTTCTGTTTCGGAAATGGTGGGCGCGTCTATTGTTCTTTCCCTTGAACAAATGCGTTCCCAATTCGAGCATATTTTTACGGTAGCCATCCCCGCGTATGCATCGTGGTTTGCCGACAACTTTATAAACATCCTCAGCGATATCGGGGGCATGACGATTGCGGTTTTTTCAAACCTCGGTACGTCCATTGGTGAAATAATGGCCGGTGTCTGGAACTACGTTTCAAGCGGGTTTAGTGCTGATGCATACGAACAATTGATGTTTGAAGTCGGACGAGCTGCACAGCGTGGGATGCTGGACGGGTTTGAGCCAGTGACAAAAGCCTTGCCAGACATTGGAGAACGTGCTGTCTCTGAGTTTGAAAAAACACTGCAAGGAATGGTCGATACCACTGCTGATTCATTGCTTGGTGAGTTTGATACGAAATTCAACGAGCGAATTGCAGCAATAAGCGGAAAAGGAAAAACACCTTTTGATGTAGACGTAAATCTAAACGCAAAAGGGGCAGCTTTATCTAGCCTCAATTCTAACGTCAATGTTCTGCAGTCTACGGAATCAAGATTGCTGGTTCGCGGTGCTACAGACGATCCTCTTTTGAAGATATCTCAACAGCAATACCAAGTCCTGCAAGACATTCTCAACGCGACGGTAAGACGCGAACAAATTACTTTTGAGGCGGTGAACTAATGCCAGTCCAGCCAGCCATAAAAATGTGGAGCCGAACAGGATCGTCAGCAGATGCTACTGATAACTTTCGGAAGCTCAAAGCCGGATTCACCGAAGCCTACCAAGTTATTCATGATCCTTGGTCTACGGAATTCGATATTTACTCCGCACAAGGTTTGCCGTATGTCGGCCAGCCTTTTCCAGGCACTGATTTTGTCCTTGCAAAGCGTGGTGGCATTCAGAAAGTCGGTCCTGTCCTTTCAATCGTAACGATCAACTATGAAGGAGAAGTAGCACCACTTACAAGTGGAGGACAGCCTAGCAATTCCCCGCTCAACACTCCGCCGTTGATCGACTGGAGCGATGTCGAGACTGAAGAGGAAATTGATGAGGACTTTGACGGAAACCCAATCATAACCGCGTGTGGCGAACCTATTGCAGGAGTCAAAACACGTGTCGTTGACGATGTGGTAACCATCCAGAGAAACTTTTTAGCTGTAAACCTCTACGCAAGAGCTGCCTATCGTCGAGCCACTAACTCAGACACGTTTCTAGGTTGGCCGCCAGGCACAGCAAAGGTAATGCAGTTGAATTTGAAAAATGTGATTGCCGATCCTGAATCGGGACGAGGTTACTGGCAGGGAACGCTTAAAGTCCAATTTCGATATCCCTATCGAACGACTCCAGAACGTGCGTGGTGGGCTAGAGTGCGGCACGAAGGATTTTACGAGCGAGTCCGAGTTGAAGGACCACCAGACCAAAACGGAAATTATCCTTTTGAGGTTGTCAGGGCGGTAGACAAAAACAAACAACCAGTCTCAAAACCTGTTCTTCTAGATCAAACGGGAAGGCGAGTTACAGACGCAAATCTTACATTCTGGCGTGAGTTTCGACGCTACGGATCACTACCATTTAATGCACTAGGATTTATCTGACGATGGCAGCACTATCACAAACACCGGCAAACGTAGCTATCGGTTCAAGCGGAACTAGAGTCCGCGTAGTTCAAGCTGGTGAAAGCATAACACAGGGACAACCTGTTTACCTGAATTCCAGCGACAGTAAGCATTATCGAGCAGATGCAAACGCATCGGCAACCACAGCGAAAGCTATCGGAATAGCAATGAGCCCAGCATCCACCAACGGATTTTTCATTATGCAAGAGGGATCTGGAGGATTGGTTAATCTCGGAGCAACCTTAGTGGTCGGTGAAACCTATTGCGTTGGAGCAACAGCCGGGCAAGTCAATCCGATCGGTGATCTGACCACCGGAGATTATCCTTGCATTCTTGGAACAGCAACAACGACTGCACTGATTCAGACTCTGTATTCATACACGGGCGTTCCTAAATAAACCATGACTCGAATTGGTGCGTTCAATCCAGATCAAGCACAACGAGTGTGGGCTGCAACTTTAGCCCATGAGCGTGGAAGGCCAGCACGTCCCAATGATCAGCTATTCAACGAGCAAGAGCCAATCCTAGTACGTAACACAAGTGGTCACACAATCCCACCGTTCGGGTTAATGCTGCCAAAAACCTGCTTCGATCAACCATCGAGCTACAACTATATCGATGTTGTTCGCCCGTTCGACTACGACGCAAACTTGTCTATCGTTCTAGTCAACGGATTCAAGGAGATCCCAGACAACGAATTTGGTACAGCACAAAATGGACCAGTATTTAGAGTTACGCACGATGACGCGATAACCTGTTTAGGTCCATTGTTTCGTGTCCTCGGAGAGGACGACATAGCAGACAATTGCTTGCGAGTTATGTCAGACTTTTCCATCATGATGGGTCAATCGATCCTTCCGATCGCAGACGGTGCGAGCGGCGTGATACGACGCAGAGTCCTCGGTTCCGGTGGCTGGACAACGGACACCAGCAAAAGCTATCCAGCACGTAACGATACAGGTACGTCAATCGATGCCGCAAGCCGTTTGATCGCTATGCCATGTGACGGGATTTTCTCCATAGTGCAGGTATGCTAAATGGGGAAAATTGGCAAATGCTGCTGTGGTACGTGCCCGACTATAGAAGAACTTCCCGATATCACTATCGCCGGAATGACTGCCACAGGTCCGTGGGATAACTCTGTCGGTGGAAATATTTGCTGTTTCCAAAGAACCTACGAATACGACACCGAACAGGATTGGGTGTTGGTACTAGAAGATATCACCGTAGACAGAAGGCTTAACGCAACCAGCGTTGTCGAGTGGTTGAAGTTCAAGCAAACTCCTTTGATGTACTATCGACTTTCAAGAGTGTACGGAGGAGACTTTGAAGAGTGCCCGACAGAAGGAGATACGCAACCAGACCCGATTGATTGCGGAACTTATGTCCGATGTGCTGTGACAACGGATGAGTGCATTAACGAATACCGAGAAAGAACCAAGTTCTGGAAAAAACAAAGAGATGTTATTGTTCGAATT